AGAAACGAATATCACATTGCAAATCAAAGTGCCAGGCAATACAACATTGCAGGCTGGAGACTTGATTGGTATAATTCTCAAAAATCAGACAAACGCAGAAACAGCACAAGATCCATACCTTACTGGACGGTATCTGATTACAAATCTAAGACACGAATTTACAAAGGGCGCTGGAAAAATGACACATGAATTGCATATAGATTGTGTTCGTGATACAGTTCAAGAGCCATATCCATCTAACGGTGTTACTGCACTGGACGGTGGTAAATCAATCGAAGAAGTTATCCCCAGAGGGTCAGCAGACCCTGGCGATATAGTATTTTAAGGAGGGCCAAAGACAACTCAAACTTTTGTTATGATATCAATTCAAACATAGAAGAGGCAAACATGACTGCAAAACTCAAAAACCGAATTAAGAAAATGAACTTCCAAAAGCAAATTAACAGAAGAGTAGAAATTGAGGAAAGAGAGGAAACTAAATACTATGAAGAGATATACCGAAAACGAACTATGGAGTTGTTAGGAATAAAACATGAAAACATTTACAGCGTTACAAGAGGGTGTTTATGACCCCAATATATTCAAGGCCATTTTTCTAGCAGGAGGCCCTGGCTCTGGTAAGTCTTATGTTGTTCGCAGAACGACAGGTGGACTTGGTATGAAGATTGTAAACAGTGATGACATCTATGAAAAGATGTTGAAGGATGCCGGACTAGAGACAACCCCAGAAGATATCTACTCTGATGAAGGACAAGAGATTCGTGTTCGTGCAAAGGGAGTTACTAAACGTATGCAAAGTAACTTTCTAGACGGTAGACTTGGATTGATTATTGACGGCACTGGTAAAGACTTTGATAAGATTTCAAAACAGGTTTCTGGATTGAAACAGTTGGGTTATGAGTGTGCAATGATTTTTGTCAACACTTCATTACAAACTGCACAAGAACGTAATAAAATGCGTAAACGTACACTACCAGAAAAACAGGTAGAAACAATGTGGAATGGTGTTCAGCAAAACATGGGTAAATTCCAGAGATTGTTTGGTGCATCCAATATGATTATTGTTGATAATAACGATGCAGGCGAAGATGTATTCAACAAAGTATGGAAAAGATGTGCTATGCTGATTCGGCGAAAAGTATCGAATCCTATCGCAAAACGGTGGATTTCACAAGAATTGGCCAAGAAAAAACGCTAATTATTTTCAAAAAAATGATAAGCCCCTGATTTTACAGGGGCTTTTTTTATGCTTTTTTTCATAAAAGGCCTTGACATACCTGTTTTGTTTTGATAGCATAGCTATAGAAGTTGAGAGAAAGAGAGAAAAACATGACTACTTTGACCCTTGAAAATTTAGAGACTTTGAAAGAGATTGCTACTGAAGAAGTCGAATGGATGTTTGGTGATGTTGTCGGTACTGGCCAAGGTATCGGTACTAGTGACATTACTGCTTGTATGAATGCCTGTGTTCCTGCTGTCAATGGACGGTTTGCTATTCCCCTTGACATTCTGCGAGATTTTATTCACGAGGCGATTTGTGCATTAGAAGAAGGAGTTCAATAATGGATTATATTTCTAAACTACAATCAGACTACACATTCTTTACAGATATGTTGAAGTCTTTGGAACGAAAGAAAAAGAAAACGCCAGGCACTGGATTTGCAAAAATGAAGTGCAAGGAAAAGATTGCAGAACTCGAAGCAATCTTTGATGAAATTGATTATGGAGCGCAAGTAACTTATGATTAATAGTTCGACAGATGCCTATCAGGCAGCCCTAAAAATTATGTCTCACGACTATGCAAACAAGTATGCAAACTACTGGCAGAAGAAACAGAAGGTTATCAAAACTGGCAAAGCAAACTTCAAAGATTCTGGACGCCAGAAAACATACAATGCAGAGTTCGCTGCAATTGCAGAATATCGTGCAAAGTATCCAGAATGCACAAAGTTGAAACGACTGAATTGGAAACAATCTCAGAAGTACTTCAAGAAGATTGCAAAGTCTAAGACATATAAAGACTTGTGTGCAAAAGAGGATGCGTCACGTTATGGACGATTAGATCCAACACTTGAACTTGCACATTTTCGTGGACGCACTGCCGGACAGGCGACTTGGTATGGTACGATGCGACTTGCAGAGACTAACTGTCCTTACACAATTATTCACGAGTTCGCTCATTTGTGTGGTAATATGCACCATGATATTGGGTTTCGCCGTGATGTAATCAAACTGTCCTCACGGTTCTTGGGTACTGAATTTGCAAAAATGCTCAAGGGGCAGTTCAAGAAATCAAAACTAAAATTTACAGTGTCGCAACACATTATGACACCAGAAAAATGGATTGACAGTGTGATGCGAATGGAAAAAATAAGAGAGGAGCGTATATGACGTTATACTTAGATATGGATGGTGTAATAGCCGACTTCTTTACAGGGTTCGCCCATAAGTTCGGTAAAGACCATTGGAAGAAAATACAGAACAAAGAGAAGGCAATTACCGAATTGCAAGGTACTGACTTCTTCAATACTCTAGACACTTTTGAGACTTCAGAAAAGTTGGTAAACTTTGCGAAGGCAGTAGGTGATTGGGGTATCTGTTCATCACCACTAAGAGGTGATAGAGATAACTCTGCATATTGGAAAAGGGTATGGTTGACTAAACACAACTTCCTACCACCAATCGACAAACTTATCTTTACAGGTATGAAAGAGAAATATGCAACTAATAAGTTGGATGGTTCACCTAACATACTAGTCGATGATAAACCTACCAACATAGGTAGGTGGATTAACAAAGGTGGTATCGGAATCTTGTATCAAGCAAATCAAGATCCACTTCCAGAGTTGTTAGAAAAAATCAAAGAAAGCCTAAAAAAATAGGCTTTCGCCCTTGACATATATCCCTTGCTATGATAGCATATAAGGGTAGTTGAGAGGAGTGATTCGCTATGTTTAATAATGTTGGAAATCCAATCGAGGCCTTTGCTGTTGTGAAGGTTCAACCAAATAAAACACCAGAGGTAGTTTCAGAACATCAGTGCATAGGTAATGCCTGTGAGGAACAGATGGTTCTGAATGAGATGGCAGAAGGTACAGACGTTACCTTTGTTGTCAAAGAGACACATGGTTGTATGATTGAGACTGTATAAGGAGAGAGATATGAAAACGATTTTAGGTGGATTTTTGTTTACTGCTGGATTGATGGCGATTGCAGGCAGTGCCGGTGACTGTGATGGAAAGTGCATGGAGTATGCAAATTCTATGGGTGAAATGATGATTGCCCTGTTTATTGGGTTGACATTAGTTGTCACAGGTGGTATAATGATTTATAATGACAATACGGAGTAAGAGATATGTCAAAACAGTATTTTGGTTCTGAGGTTTTTCACGGTGCGATGGATGCCTACTGTGAAAAGATGAAGGTATCGCACGAAGAGTTGGCACTGACGATTGCAATCGAAGGTGAGGACTTTGAGTTTGATATTTGTGATGCATTTGTGATGGGGATTGATTTCCCACCAATGCCTGAATTTGTTATGAAAGGAGAATAGTATGAACTATGAAGTAAATAAATTTGTAGATGTAGGTGGAAGCTCTTTACAAGGTAAAATCAAAACAACCTATGACAAGTTGGTTGAGTTGTTTGGAGCCCCGACATATAAAGATGCAGACCCTTATGCAAAGGTAAATGCAGAATGGAATGTCTTGGCAGAGACAGAAGATGGTGACGTTAAGTTCACTATATATAATTGGAAAGACGGTTATATCCCTACTGAAGAATACGAATGGCATATCGGTGGATATGGTTTCGATGCAGTAGATACCGCTTATGAGATTATCAATGCTTGAGATTATTGGTGCATTGATTATCGCTAATCTAGTTTTGAGTGCAATGGTATGACAGAACTACAACTTTTACAAAGACGGATTGATGCAGTGTACAAGGCACTGCAATATCCTTATCTATCAGAGTGGGCTATTCAATATTGGAACACAGTTCTAAATCAATTGGCCAGTCAGTTACCGAAAGATAAGTTACATTGAGATTTAAGTGTCTACAAAAGGGCATGAATGTTTTGCCGATGATGCAAGAAGTCGCAGAGAACTTTGATGACTTCTATAAAGAGACTTATCGGCAAGACACTATTGATTGTCAAAAAGAAACCATGTCTATCAATCTCGTGAAGGGAGTTCGATACGATGAAGGTACACATTTTGACGATACACACACAACTGTAGAAACTGCACACTATCAGAAATATCAGAAGTGTAGAGAGTTTCTAAATTGGTTTGAGAACACCTATGGTGGACGTATATACAGAGTTGCTGTTGTCTATCTAGGTTCAGAGAAACAGGTTTATCCCCACATTGATGGTGGGAAGTATTATGAGGATAAAGACAGATTCCATATGGTATTGAATGGTTATTATGACTTTACAGTAAGTGATGAAACACAAAGATTCAATGCCGGTGAATTGTGGTGGTTTGATAATCAACAAATGCACCATGTAGTGAACGCAACCCCTATTGTCAGGGTTTGCTTAATTTTTGATGTGAAAGGGAGTAATTTCAAATGAGTAATCAACGGCCAGGAAAGTTCAAGGCTGCAACACTGCGTGATGGTGGTGGTATGCAACAGGTAAACTTCTTCAAGTATGCAAAAGAGGTACTTGAATCAGAAGGACATGATGATGCGGCTTTCTACTTTGAACAAATGGAAACATGGTTGCGTGAAGGTAAATCATTACCTCAAGATACACGCTCGATTGCACACGCACTAGGAGTATAAAATGGTTGCCAAGGAAGGCCCACTGAAGTCGGCGTTTGATGGACTTGAATCCAAAGATGTAATTAGTCATGCTTTGATAACATATCGGTATGTAGATGGTGTTCTACGAAAAGAAACTATCACTCGTAAATATCAAGAGAACGGTGACTACATTGATTCATCTACATCAGAACCTTTTGGAAAACCGAGTTCTGTGTAAATGTTTATGAAACAAGTGGACTATCGTGTGGCCACCCTGTTTGTACAGGAACGTCACTATAGTCCTGTCATGCCCAAACTTACTAAACACTATCTAGGAGCCTATCAGGACGATGAACTGGTAGGTATTCTGACGTTGGGTTGGGGTACAAATCCA